CCTTTTGTTAACATTTTTTCTTGAGCAAACTTACTTCTATCCGTTAAGTTCGCACTGACCGTCATGCTTGATGACGACCCCTGCCATTCATCAACATAGAACGCACCATACGGGACATACTCGTAAACATCAAATCTCACAATAGAACCTGAGTTGTGAGCACGAGCTGCGGTACCACCAACTCCTCGCTGGATTATTGTAAATGTATTACCTGAGCCCTTTGTTGCAATAACTATTTCTTTATTTACAGTGTTTGGCTCTATGGTAAGTAAATAATAATTGCCAACACCGCCTTCTGGAAAGTCGTTGACGCTGTTGACATTCCATGTTGTGCTTGAAGCTGTGATGTTGGCATTTAAAAGAGCGTCTACAAATATATTATCAGCACGATGAATTTCCCATCCAGCATAAATATTGAAACGAATATCTTTCTTCATGTACTTACCAAAAGCAGACGCAGAGTTAAAAAGGTTAAAATCCTTTAAAGCATTATCAAATGTTATTGAAGATGTATTACTACCACTGCCCGCAATCGGGAGACTTGTCTCATGGACATCCCTGACTTTTGAAACATTAAAATTCATAACATAATCTGTCATGTCCAGCCTGTATATCGGAGACATTTCATTTACTCTTACATAGTCATATGGATTCTTTGTTGTATAAACTGTTAAAATAATTTTATTAATATCATTTGATGTAATACCATCAAGATAGTGCTCAAAAAAATAGTTATCATCTGGTATTTCTGCGTCTTGGTTGTAAACTAAATTAGTTGTGTTATTATAAGCTTTAACATTATAAGCTTTAATTTGACCGTTATATTCAGATGTAACAACTTTAATTAAATTTACTTTTCTTTCTGTGAATACATATGTCAACAATACTGCAGATGTAAGTTCGTAACCGTTTAATGTTGAGTGGAGAGTGCCAGTACTTTTAGTTGCAGATTCATAACCAAATTCATAATTTTCTTCTTTTGTTGATGGTAGACAATGCCATTGACCATTAGCTGTGATTGTTTTCCCATTAACATCTTTTGCATCACAAACTGCCCATGTAAATGACTGTCGTTCTATCCCATTAATTGATTCATTTGGAGTAAAATAAAAATCCCTACCTCTTGATCTATTAAAAAGGTTCTCATTAGCAGAAAGTGTCCTTCCATTAGACAACATTCCAGTAACATTTAAATTAACCGTTGCTTCAGATTTTTGAGTGCAGGTGTCATTACTGCTTGCAATTTCAGTATTTGAATATTTATCCACATGTCTGCTATCAAGCCAATCAACTAGGATTAATGGCTTTACACTCTGAGATATGTCATTTATGGCGGTATCAAATGAATCTGATATTTCCTTATCGTATAGCCCGTATTGAAGCATTTACACCTCTTCCAGGCTCATAGAGCAATCCCAGAAGTAGACATCATTTGGGATATCTCTTCTAATCAATGTTTCACTATAATCTTTCACTAATACATTATAACTTGTTTCTGAGTACGGCGTTGTTCCAGTCTCATCCATATTAATTATCTTAAGGACATGATGTCTTGGATCTTCGGCTACCCTCTTTATAAAATCCCGACCACTATTGCCATCAACTGTGTAATTTATTGAATTCGGCAGCCATGACCAAGACATGCTAAATGTACGCCTACCAGCCCTTGAACTTGATTTGTAATATCTTGTTTTTCTGTTATTCCAATTGACAGTTTCTGTAAATATCTGATCTACGCCCATATCAAGCTTTCTATTATGGATTGTCAATGGTTTTCCATCAAGCAAAACAAGTGTCCTGTAAATGCTTGCGTCAATACCGCTAGCAACATTTTGTGCAAAGACAATTGGTGTCTGGATAGCCAGAGCACCTACTTCTTGAAGAACAATTTGTATTGTTGCAAGAGATATTTTACCAGCAACAGTTAACTGCACTGATGATGACAATGCAGAAATTGCTTGAGAAATCTTAGTAGCGGCACTAACCAACGAAGCAGAGGCTGATGCGGTGACTGACGCTGCTGATATCTTGTACGCTACGGCAGTCAAATCTGCAGATGACGACAATGCGACAGCGGACTCTGCAATTCTCGTAACTGTTTGAGAAACATTCGCAGAAGCACTTGGAGAAGATTCCGAATACGAAAACTTCATCATTGATACAGCAACAGTTGTGTTGGCAGAAACGGTGACTAGCGCATCTTGTCTTTCTGTAGCTACAACAGCTGTTACTGATAGACCAGAGATCGCAACATCGGCATGGGCAATCTTGAAAGAGCTCACCAATGTATCTGCACTAGCAGACAGCACAATTTCTGTATCAACTATTTTGATCGTAGTTATTGTTAAATCTACAGTTGCTGATAACGCTACTTGGACATCAGCAGAGTCTGTCTCATTAAAATCAATACCACGATTAAATGGTTCTGAGAAGCTAAACCAACTACTGGACATACTATCTTTCCGTCAATGTCAGAGAGACATCGTAATAAGTACAGCCAGTTGTCAAGTCTCTTCTAATTAGAGACTCACTATATGAATCAACATAGCAATCATACTCCGTAAAGCCAGCTCCTGGCTCTAGTTCAATTCCAACCGTTGCAAAAGCACTTGTATTCACAATACCAAACAAGAAATTTCTAGCGCTCCTGTTATCAACAGTTTTAGTAACTAGGTCTGGCAGGTACGACCATGTAAGGGAGAATTGTTTCTTGTTTGTAGTATAATATCTTCTTCTATGACCAGAGGCGAGGTCAACCTCATTAGCCGAAATTTGTTCAGACATGCTGAACTTTCTATTATGTTCAGTGACTTCTGTTCCGTTTATAGTCATTAGATTGGATACAGACATTACAGACCTCTGTTCAATCCATTATATGTGTTTATTACACGACTTTCAAGACCAGCTGCCTTTTGGTTCCTTGGAAGAACCGTGGTGTTGTAGCCCTTCATCATTGAATTAAACCATTCTGGCTCACCGATGAAATTGTCAACATAGATGTTTACATTCTGTGTTGAAGAGCTGCTGGCTTGACCAGCTGACGAGACATTCATACCAGCGTTAGGCATCTTAATGCTTGGAACAGATGGCATTGTTGGCAAGTTAGGCTTGGAGAGTCTAAGGCTATTGAGTCTGTCCAGTGCGTCTGTGCCAATTCTCTGCACAGCCTTATGGTTGATTACATACTCACCACCATGAAGAACCGCTGGGATACCTTGCTGAGCAGGACCATAAGTCATACCGCCAGCTCCGTATGCCATTCCACCCTTCATGTACATTCCAACTTTTCCACCGTTATACAACTCAGGAATTGCTGGGATTACATCTCTGAAGCTGTATGTTTTACCAGCAATTGAGCCCATCCCGATCCATTTCAACCATTCTGGCATTGTGAATGAGAACCCAGTCATCTTATTGATCAACCTGATTACCAAGTTCAAAGAACCCTTGAATGCATCCCCAAGTTTACTTAAGCCATCTTTAATAAAATCAATAGCTCCACCAATTACATTCTTAATCATATCTCCGATCTTAGAAATAATTGGCTGAATAAATGTCCACACGGCGCTGAACGCATCCTTTAGCCCATTCCACACGCTTATTACTTTTTCAATTGCAAATTGGATTCCATCTCTAATAAATCCGCCGATTGCTTGAATTATCCCAATAATAAAATCTTTTGTACTAGTCAGTGCACCAACAAATAAGTCCCAGCCTTTCTTTATTAAGTCAATTGCAAATCCAATTCCTTTCTTAATTGCATCAACAATGAAATCAAATATTGGCTTGAGGTAGCTCCATGAAATTTTTATTCCATTCCAGAAGTGATCCCACAAAAACATTACAACATCAATAGCGCCCTTAATTCCATTTTTAATAATGTCTACTATCAAACCAAAAATTGGACCAACCAAATCCCAGCCAGCTTTAATTCCATCCCATAAAAGTCCAAATACAAACTGAAGAGCTTCAACATAAGCTTTGATTACAACTCCCACAATGTTTGCAATCCAATCAAATACTGGCTTGATCAAATCCCAGCCAGCCATGATTCCATCCCATATTCTTTGGAATAGCGACCCAAGAAACTCTACGACTGGACCTAGTACATTAGAAATGATGTCCCACATCGCACTAAATATTGGTTCAACAAAACTCCAAGCTGCTTTGATTCCATCCCACAAGAAACCAAAAGCTTGACCCAAAAGCTTTACGGCTGGTCCAATCACTCTCCAGATAATTCCCCAGAGACCGTCAAATACAGGCTTGATTAAATTCCAACCAAATTTAATAATATCCCAAACTTTACCAATAGATTTTGACAGAACATCCCACGCAGTAGTAACAACATCACGAATAAAATTGCCAATTGCTCCCAGGACTGGGCGGATGCTACTCCAACCGCCAGTAATTATGTCCCAAACAAAACTAATTGCACCACCAAGAATTTCAAAAGATTTTGTTGCAACAACTCTTATAACATCCCAAACTTTTGAAAACACTGTTCCAATCCAGGATGCTACTGTCTTCATGGTGTCCCAAAGGAAAGGAATGATGAAGTTCAAATAATCCCAGTACAGGGAGGCTGCTTTTTTAAGAACTCCCCAGACTGCGCTAAACGCTGTGCCGATCCAAGATGCTACTGTCTTCATAGCACCCCAAAGGAATGGAATAATAAAATTCAAATAATCCCAATACAATGCGGCTGCTTTTTTAAGCACACCCCAGACTGCTCCAAATGCTGTTCCAATCCAAGAGGCTACTGTCTTCATAACACCCCAGGCTAATTCAACAGCGAAATTTAAATAATCCCAATAAAGTGATGCCGCTTTTTTGAGCACATCCCAGACAACGCTAAATGCTGTTCCAATCCAGGACCCAAGTTGCTTCATAAGATCCCATACAGTGCCAATAGCATCTTTAAACGCATCCCATACTTTTGCAAGTATTGGACCAAATGTGTCTTTCATCCAATTAAAGAATTTTCTTGCTGCTTCGTACAAAATTACAAATACTGCAACAAATATTAACCAGAGCGAACCAATCTCATCATGCCACCAATCAATAAAGCCTTTAATTTTTTCATAAATAAAACCAAAAACTCCGACAACTACATCTTTTATAAAACCAAATGCTGCACCAATTGCATCAGCAACTACCGAAATAACTGTCTGTAAGGCTCCAAAGGCTGCTGAGAGCACATCCCATATAAAGATACCTACTGGCTTCATAATGTCAATAAGTTTTGTGAATATGCCCTTCCATGCAAGGAACAAAGTTTGAAGAGCCATAGCCACAATAAATATGCCGAGCATCAAAACTCTAAACAAGAAATCCCTAATCCAGATAAACACTGGGTTGGTAGTTATTGTATTAAATACAGAAATTACAACACCAGCTACGGTTTCCAGCGTGCCCTTTATGGTGCTCAATATTTTTCCAAATATATCTGTAACAAATTCAAATGCAATCCTAAATGGGGCAGTCACTGGTTCAACTACATCATTAAGATCAAGACCACCAAACAAGTTCTTTATAAAGTCAATCACACCAGAAACAATATCCTTTATCTTATTGAAGATGTCTTTAATAATTCCAAATCCAACTTCAAATGGACCAGACAACCCACCCTTAAGGAAATCAAACGCCTTAATAATCAAATCAATTGCAATCTTTACTATGCCAACGATAATGTCAAATGCAATTTTAAATGCCCCAATAATAAGTTTGATTGGACCGCCGATTCCAATTGTAAACAGCGCACCGATAATCTTGTAAATAAAGTCAATTGCTCCAGAAATAATATCTGCAACGACACTCACTATTCCAGTAGATAGGTTTATCACCCAGCCAATTATCTTAAACAATGGAACCTTGATAAAGTCAAGTGCGATTGAAATTCCACGAAAAACTCCGACTATTGCAATAACAGCTCCAGCAATTGCGCCAACAACACCCATCACTATTTTCTTACCAAAATCAATAATTGGACCAAAGAGTGAGTCAAGCACTTGCTTAACCGCATCAAACACACCAGTTATGAGATTAACAACTGGGTCTTTCAACATCTGGAAGCCAGTTACGAAGAAGCCGATTACATCCTTAAATGTATTATTGACCATATCTCTAAACCATTTAAATTTGATGTACATGTAAATGATTATTCCAATGACAACTCCTATAGCCGCAACGACTATAGCCATAGTTGCAGAGATAGCGCCAATCGTTGTTGTTATTGCCCCCATAACTGGCGCTACTGCTTGCAATAATAGACCAAAGCCAGTAGCGATGGTCATAAATACTCCTTTCAAAACAAAGAATCCAGCAATTACACCAACAGCGCCGAGGATTGCTGTTTTTACAGGACCGAGTGCTTTTGCAAGATTCTTTGCGCCATCAATCAACATTCCAAAGAAAGAGAAACTCTTAGGGTCCATAGCAGAGCTAATATCCTCAATAGGTCTTCTTGCCAAGTGCTCTCCTGATTTAACACTAATGACTTCCTTTCCTAAACTGTCATAACCGCTACCGCCACCTTTTGATCCAGAGTCACCACCGCTACCGCCAGATTGTGATCTAATTGCTTCTATTCTTGCAATTTCTTTTGCGAGTTTCTCAAGTGTTGGGAATAGTTGATTATATTCAGCACCCATCCCTGCAAACAGATTTTTGAATTCATCATAAAGATCGCCCTTTAGAGCACGAAGCTTGCGCTTCATTTCGCCAATCATCGCTTCGGTAGCCGACCTACCTGCCTCAATCCAAATAGCATCTACATTCAGCCCGCCCATTATTGTTGAAATTTTTGCAATAAACGGAGTAACGGATTCAGAAACAACTCCATCACTAAATGCTTGCTTGAATGCATCTGGCATACCATTCGCCATTGCGTAGGCAGAACCAAGAATTGAGCTCGCATCGCCAGTTCTTACTTCTGCGCCGAAAGAAATTTTTGCCTGGTCAACTAGCTTCTGCATTGTCATACTGAACATTCCGACTGATGGATCAGTTGAATTCCTAATTATTGAAGGGAGTGATGTCATTGCAGCTTCAAATGTTTTGTTTATTTCTCCAGAGAAACCTTGAACAGCCCCGCCAATTTCACCTAGCAGAGCACTAAACTCTTCTTTTGTTGAGAAACCCTTGTTCAAAATCTTTTCAAGGTTAATATCAAATTGCTTTTGCATTTCATCAAATGATTTAGCCATGACATCTTTTTCACGATTAATAACTGCAATAGCAATTGATCTCTGTTGCTCCTGAAGCGTCTTTGCCCTTTCAGTATCTAAATTGGTGATATCCTTGCCAGCGGCTTGGTCTGATTTTCTAAATGAAAGATCAAGGGAGCGAACATCTTCAGTACGACCTTCGTACTTAGCTATCTTCCTTTCTCTCAAGTAGTTCTCTTTATCAAGAGATCTAGAACGAATCATTTCACGGCGCTTCTCTTCATAATCCATTTTTGCCGTTAATTCTTCTTCGGCTTTGCCGAGGGCTTCAATTGCAGAAATTTGCGTGTCAAAAGCTTTCATCGCTTCTTCTTTTTGCTTATCAATAGCTTCTTTATAATTTTCTGTAATCTTGCCTATTTGGTCATCAGCTTTCCCAAAGAAAGAACCAGTCCAATCTTCCTTGAGCGAAATGAGTTTATCTTTTATACCTTTTGCTATTGCTTCACCCAGAGACTCACCAGCAGCCTTCGCACCTGGAGCGTTCTTACCCGCACCGCCTAGTGTGTCGTTTAATGCTTTCTTAACATCTGCAGGGTCTGACAATTGTGAAGCCAGTGCAGCATTAACATCAGCACCAATAGTTTCTCCATACTTTCTAGCGATAGCTTTCTTTATCTTCCCAAATATATTTTCTTCTATAAAGCCAGCACCCTTACCTAAGCCTTGAGCTATATTGGTACCAATAGTTGTAGAAATACCTTTAACACCAGATTTAACTCTTCCGATATTTTTATCAAGAAGATGTGCGGCACCAGCGGCTGCTATGAGTCCTACACCAATGCCTGAGATAAGCAACGATGTGCCGCCAGTAAAGAAGGCAAAGGCTCCACCCAGCCCAATCAATAGTGACCCAAAGAATAGTGCGATTTCTTTTCCAAAATTCATTATGTACATAAATGCATCAATTGTTGCATTCAGAACTGCTTCAATCATAGAAGACAAAAGTGGTCCAAGTTTTGGAAGCAAATTAGCTAAGAACCCAAATAATTTTTGTAGTGAATTAAATGCTTCATAAGCAAGTGACAATAATAGACCTTTAAAATTCTTAATAGCTGAGGCATCGCCTCTAAATACGCCTGCAATAGTTCTTCCTAAAAGGATAAATCTATTGATCATTCTTGTTAACACAGGAACAATTACTTCCTGCATGTATCTCATCCCTGCACTTTTAGCAAACCTGTTGAAGCCATCTGCCACATACTTTACAAATCTTGACAAAGTATGTAGAGCCCCAGACACCGCATTAGCGCCATTACTTGCCTTACCCAAACCACCAAATTTACCAATCATCTCCATTAATGGTTTTGACAAAGTTATGATTGCTTCTCTTATAGCAACCCATGCATTTTTAAAATTTTCAACAGCAGCATTGTTCTTAACCAATCCTGATTTCATTGACATGATGAAGCCAGCTATAAGAATAAACACAGGGGCTATTAGTAGCATTGCGAATTTCAATTTGATAGCCATTGTCAAAGTAGAGAACAGTGTCTTAGTAACGCTTCCGAATATTGCTCGCATACCTCTTCCAACACCAGTGTAGGCACTTGCGGTAACAACAAGTCTCTGGAAGGCATTACCTGTGGCTAGCAGTCCAGCAGCAGCTCTTTTAGCTTCAAGAGCTTTTATTGCTTCACCAACAGCAGTCATCCTTACAGAATGCGAGGTAAACAAGCCAGCCGCAGCACTAGCAGCTCTTAGCGCCCCAGTAACTTTGTTCATTCCAGTGAATAGAAGGAAAGTCCATGCTTTTATAATTTTACTATTTCTTAATGAAGCAACCATTGTTGAAAAAGCTGGGGCTACTTCACTCTTAACAACTGTGCCGAGTGCTTTCATGACAAATGCAGTTTCTGCTGCGCTTGTCTTTATTGAACTCATTGAAATTCTATTAACAACAGCAAGTGCTTTAAAGGCTTTTCCTAAAAGACCAGTCTCATTAATCATCACTCTTCCACCAGACAATAGGAATGTCATTGTCTTAGCAAATTGCATTGTTGCATCAGTACCAGAAGCAGTTGTGCTTAAAATTGCTTTGACATATAGCTGTGCAAATTTTGTTAAGCCATCGCCAGCAAGCGAGAAACCTTTATTAAATCCGCCAGCAATTAATCCAGTTACTGCCTTTGATACACTTGAAGCTTTTATTTTAAGCGTATCAAGAGCAGTTGAAAGAGCAGTTGCCTTTGGTATTGCCGCACCAGTTGGTGTTGGGAAAATAGGTGTCTTTGGCAAGATCGGACCAATCATTGGTCTAGGCACTGGAGCAGCAGGAGCCGAGCCAACAGTTCTGCGTGGGTCTATGCCTGTAATTCTTCTAAGCTTTGCCGCTCTTGTATCGTCAATCACTCCGCCATCATCAAGTATTTTCTTACGAATTGTTGCAAGCACTTTTCTTTGTTGTGCTCTCATAACTAATGGATCAGTAGCAGGCAGAGCTTTAGCTGCATCTCTAGCAGCTTTTGCAGAGTCTTTAATCTTAAGATTTAATTTATCCGCTGTAATAATCTTCCCTTGGAAAATGTTTGGACCCTGGAAGAAGTTTGGTCCTTTAAAGAAATTGGCAAGTGAGCTATCAAACTGCAATGTCTGCTTTTCAATTGCTTTAACAATTGCACTGCTACCACCAGCAGATGTTGGGAGTGAACTTCCAGGAGCTTTTGGTTTTGGTATTCTTGGAGCTTTAGGCGTGCCAGCTGACCCTGCACTGGAACCTGCACTAGTCGCAGCACCAGTTAGTGCTGGCGCTACTGCAGCAACATCAGTAGTCGCTTTTGTTACAGCCTTAGCCAATCTATCGGTTGCAATTTTTGCATTATTTGTTGCTGATGCAAACCTTTCTTTTGCTTTCTTTAATCTACTTGTTGAATCACGACCTAATTGTTCTGCATTTGCCTGAGCATTATTAAGTTCTATCTGAGCTTTAGTTAATGTATTTAATTTTGTTTTAAGCTCTTTTTGAGCTTCTTGAACTTTAAGACCAGTTTCTGATGCAAGTTGCTCGGCAGTCATTGTTGCAATTTGACTTTCTAGTTTAGCAATTTGAGCTACTTTAGCTTTACCCAGCGCTTTTGTAATTTGCTCATCAACAGTAGCCGCTGTTGCTTCTTTTACCGTTGCTCCAGTCAAAACTTCTTTTGCACCAGTAAGTTTTGTTGTAGAAGCTGTTTCAGCTTTCTCTACAACTGCAGCCTCTGTTTTAGCTGCAGTTTCAACTTCAGTAGCGGTTGTGTTCTTGACCTTGGATTCAGTTTCAACTTTTGTAGCCGCAGTTTCAGCAACCGTAGCTTCTGTTTTTACTTCTGCTGCAGCAGTCCCAGCCCTTCTTGCTTGAATATCTTTTACAATCTGGTCTGCTTCTTCTTTACTCTTTTGCTGTGTAACTTTTTGAACTTCTTCTGCGGCTTTCCTTGCTGCAGCACGATTGCCAACTGCAGTTCCACTACCAACATTTGCGGCACTCGCCTGAGCCTTGGTCCCTTTTCTTACTCTTTCGTCAAGAACTTCTCTAACACGAGCATTCAAATCTTTAAATTGGAAACCTCTAAAGCCTTTCTTTGTTGACTCAACTGCCTTTACTGCTTCGGATGCAGCCCCCATAGAATCAACAAAAACTCCCTCCACGGCTTTCCCTAAATCAGTTAATCCTAAAACAGTACCTTTTGAAACTTGATTTAAAAGAGCACTAGCTTTAGATTTATATTTTTGAACAAATTGTTCCACTTTACCTTTGCTGTCAGTGATTTTTACTTGTTTAAAACCAGCGACATCTTTACTCATCAAATCAAGAACTTGCTTTCTCATCAAAGCAAGTCGTTTTCTTACAGCATCAGCTTGAGCCTGTGTTAATTCCTGGTCTACTAATTTGAGACCGCCCTGAAGAGCATTGCCAACTGCAGCTCCTGGTTGTGACGAAGATACCGCTATCGCCGTAGCTCTAATTAATTGTTTTTTAGCATCAGAAATAGAAGCAGGAAGTGCGTTTACTGTTTCATTAATAGAGTCTTCAATTAACTTTCCAACTGTAACAACGCCAGCTTTAGCCTTGCCCATTCCACCAGAAATTAATTTTCTAATTGGTTGTGCAGTTCTGCCATCAGAGCCAGAAGGGATTAATGCTTCTCTTTGTCTTGCAAAAGCTTTTGCAAGTTTTTCTCTAGCCGAAATTTTTGCAGGCGAAACATCTGTTTTCATAGACTCAAGTTCCGCTAGAATCTCTTTACTGCCATCCCCTATCCCTTTATAAAACTCTGTTACACCACTAACAACTTTTTTATTTTTTAATATTGCGGCTTCAGCGGCTGGATCAAACTGGTCTGATGTTGGGAGGTATTTAGTTAAATCAACCCCCATGTTTTCAGCCATCTGCCTAGCGGCTGCACTTTTAACTTTCTTTAATTCCGCAGCAGTTGCTTTCCTGCTACCGCCAGTCCCCGTAAGGTTTACATCGTAATCAAGAATATCTTCTGCCACTTCAGTCATGTGGTATTTCAAATCTCTTACAATATTTGCGTCAGTAGAATTTAATATTTTTTGAGTTAATTTTTCTATCTCAAGGTCATGTAATATTTTTGCTCTAATGTCTGGGTGAAGAGCAACAGGTGAGCCTGTTGGACTCACAACCCTGTCCATCATGCCAATTTGATCTGAGAATTGATTTGCGTATCTAATTGGGTTATCTGGTCCAATCCCAGCTCCTCTTGATGTTCTACCGCTAGTCAAGTTTTGAATTGGAGCTTCATCTCTCATCATAACGCTTTCAGCATTTAATAGTTGAGATGTAGCTGCCGATGCAGGAACTAATTTTTCATGAATTGCAGATCTAGCCAATAATAATTCATCTTTGAGATCATCTATTTGCTTTCTATATGTAGCACCAAGCTGTTTAGCGACATCAGTTCCTTCTTTTTCAACAATTTTTAAATTAGCTTTAGCTTCAGCCAAGCTCTTTTCTATTGCTGCAATTTCAGCCTTAGGTCTTGTTGTATATACCTCTTCAACACCAGGAGGTGGGGCAACACCTGGCATTGCGTCAAGTTTTAATGCCTCTTGTGCATTCATAGCTACAATTGCCTCTTGCGCTCTCCTTGTTTCTGCAGCAATTCTCTTACGGGCAGATTTTGATACACCAGATGGCTTAACTCCTGGAGTACCGTCACCTTTCTGTAGCATTTGCGACATTGTTGCTGATATCTGATCTCTTACCTTTACCGATTGCTCTAGCGATCTTCTATCAAGAAGAAGCTCATCAACAAGAGATTTGTAAGCATCTTTTTGAGCGTCAACTTGCTTATCAAATAATTTGTATATTGGTTTGCCTCTAGAGCGACTTAACGATCCGAGAGGTGAAGCGGTGCCTTTTTCAAATTGCTTTGTAAGATTTTGGAAGAATTGATTTTTCGCTCTCTTAGTTAA